ACTGCTAACGGCTTTAAGTTGCGTGGAACTCAGGGAGCTACAAATGCTACTGGAGGAACTTACATCTACCTAGCATTTGCAGAGCATCCATTTGGTGGTAGCGGTGTAGCTCAAGCAAAGGTTAGGTGATAGGAACATGGCTCAGAGAGTCGAAACTAAGGTGGAGAGAAAGACAATTCGCCGTAGAAGCAAGCCTGTTCATCTTCGGCATCGAAAGAAGCTAGGCCCGAAGTCGCATATGCGCGTGAGATAAACTGGAGACGAAAAATGACTTCTATTTTTAAAGTGGGCAACCAGACAATTCAGCCTGGACGGGCGTGGAAAGATTCTGATGGGACGCTCCAGCCGAAAAACTGGCAAGTCTGGTCTGCGGACGAGAAAAAAGCGGCTGGTATTTCTGAAATTATAATGCAGCCGTTACCTGATCAGAGGTTTTATTCATCTTCGCACAATGCTGACGGCAGCGTAAACTCAACGGCTAGACCTTTGGCCGACACGTTTCGTCAAACAGAGGCGCGAAACTCAGACGGAGCGTATGTCTTTTTAGACCCTGACAACAAAGAAGTCTCTTACAACGATAGAGTTGATGGCGTTAAGTACACGCAAAAAATGGAAGACGTTTTAGATGCTGACGGGAATAAAATCCTTATTCCCGGTGTAAAAACAAATTTAAAGAATGAGGTAAAAAAACAACAGGCATCCTTTCTTTTCCAAACTGATTGGGCGATAGTGCGCAAGGCCGACAAAGGCACCGCGATTCCGTCTAACATTCAAACGTGGCGGGACGCTATCCGCACTAAAGCAACAGAGATGGAAACGGCCATTGATAACGCTGCGGACACGGCGGCGATTGAGGCTTTGTTTATCAAATGGACAACGGACAGTGATGGCAAGACCACGAAGTCTGGCATTTTGTATGATTGGCCTGAATTGGGCTCATAAGGTTCGTAGAGGTTAAAATTAACTCATGGACCCATTAACAATCGCAGCGGCAGTCGCAGCAACTAAAACGCTAGTCAAAAGCGCCCGTGGGGTTCAGGAGATTGTCCACGGTATTGATAAGGTTTTTCACGCACAGGACGAACACGAAAAAAATAAAAATCATAAGCCGGGAAGTTCGATAGGTGAGAAAAACAAAAGCATCCTTCAAAAGCGCGCTAAAGATGATGGCGGCGACGACAGTATCAGTTCGGCTGCTGCTGCTGTAATTGAGAAAAAACAGTTAGACCAGCAAATTTCTGATCTTAAAGATGAGATCAACCGAAAGTGGCCGAGCGCTCGTGGCGAGAAAAGCACATGGGATCAAATCTTAGATGAACGTGAGAAGCGAATTGCAGAAAAGAAAGAACGTGAGAAGCAAGACAAGATTGATGCAGAGGAACGCGCAGAGAAACGAAAAGTGATTCTGATTGAAGTTGCTAAAGGTTTAGCTGTTTCAGCCGTTGCCGCTGGCATTGCTTGGTTCCTTTGGTGGGCGTACACGAGCGGACCAGCGGTTAGGTAATCATGGAACTTGGAGCCAGTCATGCGATACAGGGGATTATGGTTTTGGCAACAGTAGCCGGGGGCTACGCTGTGGTGAAGAGTAATTTGAGCCGGGTCATGAACGACCTTGAAGATCACATAAAAAGCGCAGAAGATACCCGCGAGAAGTTTGACGCTAGGCTTGATAATGCGGAGCAGGAGCGTGGGAAAATTGCAAATCAAGTGATGACCCTTAAAGGAATTAATTCTCCAACAGAGCTAAAGCTTTTGCACAGAGAGCTTGAGGGTCTTCAGAAGGACGTAAAGTGGATTACGAAACAGCTAGATCAGCTTTCACACGCACACAATGGTAAGCACCCACCCGTGGAGAATAAGTAATGGAACCCAAAGATATTATAACCGTTGCTCCCGGTGGTGTAGCCGTAGCGGCTTCTTGGCTAGGACTTGTTGAGACAAGTTTGTCTATATTGTTGCTGCTTGCGAGTTTGGGGTTTCTAGCGTGGCGTTGGCAACAAGCATTGAGAGATAAAAAGTAAATTAGCCATGCTTCAGAAATTAACATTCAAGCCCGGAATAGTTAAAGACCTGACTAGGTATGCTGGATCAGGTGGATGGTTTGATTGTGATAAGGTCCGTTTTGTGAACGGCTTTCCTCAGAAGATGGGAGGTTGGATTAAGACAACTGCAACAGCCTTTACTGGCACCTGTAGATCATTATTTAACTGGTCAAATCTTGATGGCAGAGATTTGATGGGGATCGGCACTTCTGCCAAGCTCTTAATTGAAGAAGGTGGCGGCATTAACAATGTTACGCCTTTGAGGGTTTCATCAGTAACGCTTGGATCAAACCCACTCGCTACGGCGGCTTCAGGATCAAGCACTCTTACAATAACTCATGTAGCGCACGGCGCTCTTGTAGGCGACACGGTTATATTATCAGGAGCTACAACAGTTGACGGCATAACGGCTTCTGTAATCAATACAAGCCATGTGATTGTGTCTGTTTTATCTTCTAACAGCTATGTAATCACAACGACTGGCACGGCGTCATCCGGTTCGACGGCTGGCGGGGGTTCTTCAGTTTTAGCGAGTTATGAAATAAATACAGGAAGCGAGACTTCAACGGGGGGTGGCCTTGGTTTTGGCGCGGGTGCTTGGGGCGGCACGAAGGCAGGGGCAACTACGACTACGTTAGCCTCTGGCATTAACAATTCAGTGACCACCATCCCTCTTACAAGTGCAACGGGATTTGATACATTTTCGTCTACGATAGCAGCGAATGTGCTTTTGACGGATGGCACTATTACGTTAGCGTCAACAACTTCTTTGCCTACAATTGGTATAATCAAAATTAACTCTGAGCAAATACGTTATGAGACTGTAGACACTGAAACAAACGTGTTGGGCTCTTTGACAAGGTCTTTTAATGGAACGACAGTGGCCGCGCATACGTCAGGAGCTACAGCGACATATGTTGGAACGGTGGTAATAGACAACGAAATCATTACCTATACAGGTGTTAGCACTAATGACTTAACGAGTGCAGTCAGGGGCCAGATAGGAACATCTCCAGAAGCACATGATTCAGGTGCAATAGTCACAGAATCTAATAATTTTGATGGTTGGGGTTCTGCGGTTTCTGGGGTAGCCGCAGGAGATTTAACGACAACTGTCAGAATTTGGAAGCAAGATAACTTCGGTGAGGACTTGCTGGCAAACATATGGGGGGGAAGTCTTTATTACTGGGACGCAAGCGCAGGCCTTGCGAACAGGGCTGTAGAGCTTTCAAGCTTGTCTGGTTCATCAAATTGCCCAACAAAAGCAAGGATTGTTTTGGTTTCTGACAATGATCGCCATGTTCTTGCTCTTGGAGCAACGCCTCTTGGCGGATCAACATTAGACCCTCTTTTAATCCGATGGGGCAGTCAGGAGTCATTGACGCAATGGACACCCGCCTCAACGAACACATCAGGTGATCTTAGAATTAACAATGGATCAGAGATCATAGCAGCGGCTGAGAACAGGCAAGAAATATTAGTGTGGACTGATAAAAGCTTACACTCATTACGTTTTGTAGGTAATCCATTTGTGTTTGGTCAAACCCTTATATCGCAAAATATCACAGTTATGGGGCCAAACTCACCAGTCGTTGTGGGAGACGTAACATATTGGATGGGCGTTAATAATTTCTACAAATATGATGGTCGGGCTCAGTCCATCCCTTGCCCAGTCAGGAACTTCGTTTTTCAAAACTTAAACTTTAGCGAGAGGATGAAGTTCTTCTCTGCAAGCAATTATGAGTTTAACGAGGTTATGTTTTTCTATGTGTCATCTGACGCCACAGAGATAGACAGGTATGTAGTTTACAACTTTCAAGAAGACATTTGGTACACAGGTACGCTGGCTAGGACTTTCTGGATCGATAGAAGTCAAAGAGAGTTTCCAACAGCAGCAAGCGCAGATGGGTTTTTGTATGAGCATGACAATGGCCTAGATGATGGGAGTGAGAATCCTGCTGTAGGCATTACAGCCTTTATCGAAAGCGCTGACTTTGAAATTGGCGATGGCAATAATTTTCAGTTTGCGAATAGAATTATACCTGATGTTAGTTTTAACGGCTCCTCGTCAGACGCCCCTGTCGCTACTTTCTCTCTAAAGCCTAGAAATTTTCCGGGCTCTGCGTTCGGATCGGCATCTTCTTCATCAGTGACAGCAACGCAGACAGTAGATGTTGAGCAATTTACGGACCAAGCATTTGTGCGACTAAGAGGCAGAGAACTGGCTGTGCGGATAGAGTCGTCTGGAGAGGGCGTGTTTTGGAGATTGGGAGCGCCAAGAATTGATATTCGACCTGATGGGAGAAGGTGATGGCGTCTACAGAGAAGAGCCAAATACTTTCGTTCGTGGTTCCGACTGCTACACGAGAGTACTCTCAGGACTACATGAATACGTTTGTAAGGACTTTGGAGTTATATTTTCAGTCTTTGCAAGAGGTCGGAAACATTCGCGGGTCAACAATTAATTTAAGCAGCCTTCCAACAAATATTGCTGATTTACGGAACGGAGACGTGTATATTGATCCTGATGGGTTTTTGAAAATAAAGCGATCAGATGATAACTTTACAACATCCCTGTCTGGCTCAGTGGGCTCTGTAACGGTTGTTATATCTTAGGAGAGTTTAATGGCGATAGTTTATCCTCAGTTACAAGGCC